CACTGCATAAGCTCTGTAATCTCGCCGGGGGTAAAAATGTCCTCAATCAATTCGGGATCAAACTCGATCTGATTGCCGTCTGAATCGGTTACATTCTGCCAGTCAACCAGATTCGGCTTGATAATCGCTATTGCGATATCAATACCCTCAGCGCCGCTTTTGCAGGTCTCAAATTTATCGCTAATCGCTGAGCACTTTTTCCATTCGCGCACCGACATATATTTAAACTCAAAGACCGGCTGTTCATTCTCCGGCAGTTCTTTGTAATAAAACGGCGTTACTTTATAGGTCGCCTTTGGATCGGTTGCCAGCATCTGTTTTGCCTTTCGTTTGTTTCTTTTCGCTTGCAAGTTCTTGTAAATACTGATTACGTTTAGCCGGAGCAAGGCCCGCCCAGACCCGGTCAATCTCGGCATCGCTGGATTTTATAAAACCGCCGTGATGCTTTGTGATAAGCTTTCGTTTTTCTTCTTTGCTAATCATACAAACCTTTCTTTATTATACCGAGGCTGAAGCTTCAATTTTAACTGCATCATTACCGGCAGAGTGCAGACAATGACCGGTCAAGTCAAGTACAACCGTACCGTCCCGATCTGACGGGCTTAATTCCGTGTACTGCACGGCCGGCAGAGTAAAGGTGATGTCATCGGTTCCGTCGGATACAGCAAGCGATACCGCACAAGTAGCTCCCGATTTCCATTTGGTGTAATAATCATAGCCTGCTACAAGGTCAAATTCAGGATCGATCGTAAGCGTAGGATTGTAGTCGCTGATTATAGCGCTTGCGATTCCACCGTACCCCACAATATCTTTACGAAGGGCAACGTTGTTTTCAAGGCTTAATCCAAAGTTGTCGATCTTGATCGACTGGCTGTCAAGCGACCATGTCGCCGAGCCCAGCTGCATTTCAGGCTGCGTGCTGAACGCCGGCGTGATAAGAGCTGCATCTTCAGGATCTTTCCAGATTCCTGTAAATGTAAACTCGCACCAGATAGTATTGCCAGCCTGACCGGTAAAGTTTACATTGCCCATTGCTCCGTACAGTGTCTTGAGAACTCCGTCATAGTAACAATCAATAGAAAGCGTCTCCTGGTCGCTGAAAACTGAATGCGTATTATAAACCTCAAGAGTTTGTTTTAATCCGCAACCTTGAAGCAGCATAGCAAGGCTGGCGTCTAATCCGCCGGAGCCGTTACCGCGAAGCGGAGTTCTGAACGAGCAAGTTCCGCTTTTTTCGCCAAGCACTCCGGCAACGGTTTTTCCGAGTTGAGCACCCGAACCGTTCCTCTCCTCAAACGGTGCCGTGGCATTGACTTCTAAATTCTCCACATAAATATCTTCGGTTCCGTCAACCTCGGTTCCTTTGTCTGTTTCAAGTGCGACCCGGATCGCGCTTTTCTTAGTTAATAACGGTGCATGTAAAGTCATTAATCTATCCTTTCGATTTAGCTTTGAGTATAAGGGTCATTTTCCAAAGTACGATAATTAACCACGATATTAACACTGATACCCTCGAAACCGCGTCCTTCGGAAAACTCCCGGCTGGGCATTAAGTCTGTGCTTATCGCATAGCCGCCGCGTGTAGGGTCTTCCCTGAGTTTTTTCTTAATATCCGACTCAACCTGGTTCAGTCGGCTGTCGACTGTTGATGTCTCGTCGTCGGAGTCCCTGACGATTGCCATCAGGATAAACGGCTGCGCCCAGGTAACAGTCTGAACCTGTTGATTGCCAATCTCCTCGTCCGCCTGCTTAATGATCACACGGCCGTCCTCGGGAGTTACATCCGACCAGTTATTCCGGCGGGGTCTTTGAGCCGTCAGCGTCTGATTAAACCCGTTTTCAGTAGTGATAGCGTTGATCGCGGCCTCGATATTCAGTGCAATATTTTCTTTTACGGGTATGCTCATGCTGCCGATCTCCTGCGCCGCTCGAGTATCATTGCCAGCTGGGCATCGATGTTCTTGACCAGCCGCTTGTTTGTATCAGATTGTACCTGCTCAGCGATATTTCCGGCATTTTCAAATACATGGCCCAGGGACGGCCCCAGCAATTCGCGAATCGGCAAACGTTCTTTTCCAGTTCGTTTGAAAACACCCTCATGCCGTTTGGTCTGTTTTTTGCCTCGGATCGGCATCTCGGTAATAAACGCACTTTTTATCTTTTCCCGGCCGCCGGATTTTTCGATCCGGTACGATACGCCTTTTTTAGTCTGCTTTGCCCCGAATTTAATCAGGGGTATCCTGTTGGTGTAAACATCCAGCCTAGCCGACCACCTGGTATAGCTGGGTTTGTCGTAATGAATCGAATCGCGTATATCCTTTTTTTTAAGAGCGATCTCATTTGCGATGCGGTCGACAATCTGCTTGCGGGAGTTCTTGGCGGTCTTGTCGATAGCCCGGTACATAAGCTTTCCCATGTCCCGCGGAACTTTTTTAAGGTCCCGGTAGACCTGCTTAAGCTTTCGATCGTCAACTTTTACTTCAATCATTTTTGCCATTATGCTATCTCCAGTTTCATCGAGCTTGCACACATATGTTTTATCCCGACAATGCTTCGCTGCTGGGCGGTCTCGCCGATCCTTACCGGCAGGGCGATCTTGTCGCCGCCTGTATCGATTTCAGCACTGGTAATGCCGGTGAGAGCATCATTTGCTGCGTCGATCTCAATCTCGACGGCGTCGTCGGTTTCGAATCGTTTAACGATCGCCGTGATCGGCCGTTCGGCCCCGCCGTCGGCTGGGAAGTAAGAGATTGACTCGCCGAACATTTCCAGCAGCTTTGCGAATGCCCTGCTCCTTGCTGTATGATAATCTCCTGAACTGCCTGCCGCCAAAACAGCTAGATCGGCGACGGCTGTTGAATATACATCCGCCAATTCTGAATATACCATAAAGATATAGGCATGCCCCGTTTCCAGCCCGGCAATACTGATACTGCCGTTACCGCTTCGGTTTCCGCCGTCGGTCCACGCAGATTCAGTGGTCTTTTTATATTTGCAGTAATGCGTCGCCCCGGCTGCCCCTGTGATCGCGACCGCGGCGGTGGTGCCGTCAAGCGTAACCGCAATCGTCGGCGGTGCAGGGGCATCAAGCGTGCCGGTGTACTGTGTTCCATTGGCCCCGTATGACCGGCCCAGAATGACATCTGATTCGCTCGCGGGCTCATAAGTCCCGTTTTCGCCCCCCGTAGTATCGCCGACAGTAACATTGCCCGGCTCTGGATGATCTACAACCATAGTGCCGGTATATTCGTTGCCCCCGGCTCCGTAAGTTTCACCTGACAAAACATCGGCCTGGTCAGCGGGCACGTGATTACCGGTCAATGCGTCTCCACCGGCACCGTAGGTTATGCCGCTGCGAACATCACCTGCATCCGGCACTGTTGCGGTTCCTTCGGAAAAGTCAACTGTATCACCGGCCAAAACGTTTGAGGCCAAAGGAAAGTCCGGATTCTGAACTGCGCCCATTCCGGTATCTTCGTTAATTACATTTGGCATTCCACCGGTTCTAACCGTCTCATTTAAAGGTTTATAATCCGAGTCCAGCTGCGGGTCGATGTCTTTTAAAACCTCTTTAATAAAGCCATCAGATAAAATGCCACCTTCACTATTTCCAAAGATAGTCAAAGTTGAATCATCTTGAGCATAAGCATTCTCAAAAAAGCTGGTTACATCTAAATATTTATAAGTTGAAGTTGCTTGGTCGACAACAGCTTCTGTGTTGTCAGGCACTAGCATTATATTGTTCATGCCAAAATGCCTTGTAATTTTTTCATAATTAGCCGGAGCTGAAGCGCCTATTCGTATTGACGGATAACCTTTAGATGTATATTCTTTAACAAATACATTATTTTTTGTAAAAGATAAACCTACTCCAGCAGCATTAGCAACAAAAGCTTCAGAAATTACAAAATTATTTAATAAAACTGAATACTCTTTAATATTGAAACCAGACCATTCGCTGTCGATAATATTGTTAAACGCTGTCATGACGGCTTCAGATTGTGGGCCAAAAAATCCATCAGTCTTTAAAAAATTATCAAAAATAATAGCATGATAACCAGCTGACTTGACAACCAGTAAATGATTTCCTGTTGAATATCCCAAGTTATGATAAAAAATAAAACCACAACTATTATTATACTTTATTCCTGAAACACCGGACGGTGTATTTATTAAATCAAAACCCCGAAAAACGATATTCTCACAATACTCAATAAGTACCGCTTGTGAGGCCGTAACACTTGTAGCGTCTAATTCAACGAAACTTTCCGGATTCTTACCATTTTTCTTTGCGTCATAAATAGACTGAAAATATTTACCGCCATAATCCGTATCGCCCGGTGTACGATTAAAACCTGTTATAATTAATGAAGCATTTTTACCAAGGCCATTGCCCCAATAAGATAACTCTAAGCCAGCACTATCTAAAATTGTATCTTTATTAATGTGGATTTCTTGATTGTATTTTTCAACATCTACATAATCCTCTACGCTTTCTATGTTTGGAAATGCCCCGCCTATTTTTCCAAAGCTGCCAGGACTATCACCGGAAACTTCAGCGTTTATACGAACTGTATCTGCAGTAACCCGGTCAGTTATTTTATAAAGTCCAATTCCATCATCTAATACTGAATTAGAATCAGAGACGACATTAATTAAAATACCGTCATCTACTTGAGCAGGCAAATCATCATCAAATACAAGAACAGTAGAACCACCGGCATCTAAAATATCAAAATTACCGCTAAAAATTGCAGCACCATCGGTGTCTATTATTTTAGACATGGCATCTATTTTGCCCTGTTCAGTATCAATATTCGGCTGGCTATTCCACCATTCTTTAGTACAGCCACTCGACTGCGATTCACCATTACCTGTAACATTAGACTTAAAGGTGTTATCGCCAACAAAGTACATACACTCTTCTACTTTATAGCTTAGAGGCATTATATAACCTCCTCTTTAGGCAATATTGTTTTCATCAAGCCCGGCAAATCACATAAATCAATGCCAGATTTGATAGCTAAATCTTTTGCTCGTTTTAGGAAGGCTTCATTCCTTTTTTCAAGCCGCTGCTGTTTTTTCTTACGTTTTTCCCGGGCAAGCGTCATTGCATTTTTGACATCGGAAATAGTTACATCCTCAATCCCCATTACCTCAATATTCTGCAAGTCTTTGGACGGTTTGAATCCAGGATCGATCCCCTGAACCCGAACAATGATCTCCTGTTGACCGTCCTCAAGCTCGGTAATAGTTATTTCAAAATCCGGAAACGATGACCGAAAAATTTCATCATCAAAATTATTATCAAATAAAT